AGGCGATTACGGGCGTCACGGCCATCTGGTCGAGTTCGGCACCCGGCCTCACAAAAACGGCGGGCAGTTTGCGGGCACCGATCACCCGGGCACCGCGCCGCAGCCCTTCATGCGCCCGGCCTTGACCGCGAGGCCATGCCCACGGTCGAGCGCCTGAAGCCGCTGCTCTATAAGGCGATCGAAAAGGCCGCAAAGCGTGAAGCGGCCAAAGCCCGCAAGCAGAAGGGCTGAGCCATGGATGAAGAGCTTTTCTCTCTTCTGACCGGCGCGGCACCTGTCGCTGATCTGGTGGGGGCCCGCATCTTCTGGGGCCTTGCGCCTGCGGGCACCCCTCTGCGGATGTTGGTCCTCAATATCATCTCCGGCAGTGATGGCGCGCATCTGCGCGGCACTGACGGGCTTTGGCGCTACCGGGTGCAGGTGGATTGCTACGGTGACAACCGGCCCGATGCGCGCGAGCTCTCGCAGGCGGTGGTGGTGCTCCTGAACGGCCACCGTGCCGGGGGCTTCCGCTCCGTGCTTCTCGAGACCACCCGCGAAGATCTGGAAGAGGCGGCTCATGGCCGCCCCTGGCGCTTTTCTCACGACTTCATCATTTATTGGAGGGCACAGCATGCCTGATACCGCAGCCGATATCGGCTTTAACTCGCAGTTCGGGATCAAGGGTGTCGGCAGCACCTATGCCATGGTGGCAGAGGTGACCGCGATCACCGCCCCCGGGTTCTCGCGTGACGCGATCGATGCCACTCACCTGAAAAGCCCGGACAAATACAAAGAGTATATCGCAGGCCTGATGGATCTGGGTGATGCCTCGATCACCATCAACTTTGTGCCCTCGGTTTCCGATACGCTCATGGCCGCCTTTGTGGCGGGCAAGGGCGAGTTCCGCATCCTCTTTCCCTCCGGCACCGTGGCGCTCGACTTCAAGGGCATCGTGACAGGTTATGAAATCGGCGAGCTGACCACCGACAAAATGTCGGCCACGCTCACCATCAAAGGCACCGGCAAAGCGGCTCTGACCGCCGTGGCGGCGGGCTGAGGGGGCGATCATGGCGAATAAGATCAAAGGCGAAGTCGGCCTCGAGCATGAGGGCAAGCGCTACACCATGGCGCTCGACTTCAATGCGCTCGCCGACTTTGAGGAAGAGGCGGGGGTCGAGAATGCCATTCTGGCCGTCCAGGACCCGGGCAGGCTCGGTGCCAGCAAACTGCGGGCGCTCTTCTGGGCGGGGCTGCGCCAGCGACACCCGGATATGACGCTCGAGCTCGCCGGGCAGATCCTCAGCGCAAACCTCAACAAGCTCGGCGAGGCCATTGCCACGGCCTTCCCGGACCCGGAGCCCGGCGCGGAGGCTGACCCGGGAAACGCGCCAGCGGCTCGCAGGGGCCGCCGGTAACGCTGCAATCCCTGCTGGTGGATTACACCGCCGCAGGGCTTTGCCCGCAGGGGTTCTGGGGGCTGACCTTCCGGCTTTACGATCTGCACATGCAGGGCGCGGCAAAGCGGATCTCGCGCGAGATCGAGGTCAGCAACCGGCTTGCCTGGAACACGGCGGCGCTCTCGGGCGCAGCCTTTGGTGGCCAGCTGCCGAAGTTTGAAAAGGTCTTCAGCTCTGGCAGCAGGGTGAAGGCAGCCGCGCAGCAATCGGCGGAGGTGCTCGAGGCACATCTCAGGATGCTGGCGATTGCCTTTGGTGCGAAGCTGGAAGAGATGCCCCCGCCTTCTGCGGTTACTCGTCGTAAAGCGCGCAGAGCTTAAGGGTATCGTCTGCGATCTGGCGCATAGCCTGAGCGATCTGCTCATGCGATTGCACAATGCTGGCCTTCAGCTCGGCACCGTCTGGTGCGTCCTGAAGTGATCTTTCAAAGCCGCGCGGCAGCTTTTCATAGAGATCAGCTTGTCCGATCCGCCTTGAAAGCTCGCTCAGGCAGCCCGCTTTTGTGGTGTATTCGCTCGCGGTTGCGGGTTGTGCTGCAAGGATGAGCAGCAGGGCGCAAAGACGTTTCATCAAAATCTCCCATTGGTCTGTCTGGCGATCAGATAGCTCACACGCGCCCGGCAATTTAAAGAGGCCGCCCGATCAGGCGGCCTTTCTCATCACAGGAAACCTGATCATGTCTGCAGAAGCAATCGGCTCGCTTTTCGTTTCGCTCGGCATCGACACTGCGGCTTTCAGCCGTGGCGTGAAGGCGGCGCAGACCCGTGTGGAAGCCTTCGCGACCAATCTCAGCAAGCGGCTGAACGGGCTGGCGGATATCCCCGGCATTCGCAGTCTGCAGCTCGGGCTCGCGACTGTGGGCAAGGGCCTCGCCGCCGCTGCCGGTGCCGCTGCTGCGGCAGCGGGTGTGGCCTTTGGCGGCCTCTCGATCGCGGCAATGAGCACTGCCAAAGAGCTCGAGAACATGTCGCGGCTTTCCAATGCGACGCCGGAAGAGTTCCAGAAGATCGCCTATGCCGCCGGTCAGGTGGGTATCTCTCAGGAGAAGATGGGCGACATTCTGAAGGATGTGAATGATCGCGTCGGGGATTTCATCGCGACCGGCGGCGGGCCGATGGCAGATTTCTTTGAGCGCATCGCCCCGAAAGTCGGCGTGACGGCGGATCAGTTCCGCAAGCTCTCCGGCCCGCAGGCGCTGCAGCTCTATGTGTCCTCGCTGGAAAAGGCCAACGTCAATCAGCAGGACTTCACATTCTTCATGGAGGCCATGGCCTCTGACAGCACCGCACTGCTGCCGCTCCTGAAAAACGGTGGGGCAATGGCGAAGCAGTACGGCGACCGCCTCGAGGCGCTCGGCGGCGTCATGGACAATAAAACCGTGGCCTCACTTGCCCGCATGAAGGGCTCGCTTGATGAAGTCTGGATCGTCATCAAGGGCATGGGGACCGCGATCGGCGTGGCCTTTGCTCCGGTGATCGAGGCGCTGGCGCAGGCCTTTGTCGGGCTCGGCATGAAAGGCGGGCTGCTGCGCTCGATCTTTGACGCCATCGCCGCAGTGGTCGGGGTGGTCGCGCAGACCATCGCCAGCGTCGTCTTTGTGGTCTCGAGCCTCGTCTCAGGGATCTGGAATGCCGTCTCTGCCGGTGCGGCCTGGATCAACAATCTGACCGGAGCCGGAGACGCGCTGCGCACGGTGCTGAGCTATAGCCCGATCGGCTGGCTCAATTGGATCACCGCTCTGGTGAAGCAAACCGGCGGATGGGGCGAGGCGCTCAAGCTGCTGGGCGAGGTCGCCTCGGGCGTCTGGGAGGCGATGGTCTCTTCGGCGCAGGCAATCCCGGTGGGGCTCGAGGCGGTCTGGGCCACCCTGCAGGCGGGCTTTTATACGCTGCTCGAAACTCTGCAAACCCGTTGGGCAGGCTTTCTCCGCACCATTGCGGGTGCGATTGAGAATGTCCCCTTCATGGGTGACGTGCATGCAGCCGTCTATGACGGCGCAATCAAGACGCAATCGGGAGCTTACACTTCCCAGATTGACGCTGACGCCAAGCGCGCGGAAGCCGCCTCGCTCACGGAGAAGGCGAAGGGCATGGTCACCGCCGGTCTGGACAAGGCCAGCGAGGCACTGGGCCGCCTGAAGATCACCACGGGCGAGGCTGAAACCACCCTGCAGACTTTCAGCGGCGGTGGCGGCGGGCTCTCGCAGGTGGCGGAGAAATCCGGCGGGGCGAAGGCGAAAGTCTCCGATCTCGAAAAGGTCATGAAGGGGCTGCGCGAAGAAGCCGAAAAGCTCAGTGCCACCATGAACCTCTCGGCGCTCGATGCGGAGATCTGGGATAAGCAGCGCGCGGCAGGGGTCCAGGCGCAGAGCGTCCAGGGCCAGCAGATCGCCGGTCTGGTGACGCAGATCGATCGCATGAAGCAGCTCAAAGATGCCACGGAAGAATGGCGCAGCTCGATCACCGGAGCCTTTGCCAGCTTCATCACGCAGGGTGGCAGCTTCAAAAAGGTGCTGAGCCAGATCATCGCAAAGCTCGCAGAGATGCTGGCGCAGAAAGCCTTCACCTCGCTGCTCGGCGGCGGCACCGCAGGCGGTGGCTTCCTCGGTGGGGTTATGAAAATGTTTGGCTTTGCCAACGGGACGCTCTCCGCCCCTGGTGGTCTTGCGCGGGTCAATGAGCGCGGCGGCGAGATTATGAACCTGCCGCGCGGCACTCAGGTGATCCCGCATGACATCAGCAAGCGGATGGCGGATAATGCTTCGCCCAGCAGCGCGGCCGGGCTCGATGTCCATGTGACGGTCAGCATGGATGAGACGGGGCAGCTGCAGGTCACCAATATCGCGCGTCGCGAGGTGAGCTCGGGCCTGCGCGCCTATGACAGCAACATGCCTGCGCGGCTGCAGCAGATCTCAGACAATCCCCGGAGGTATTGATGACACCCTCGCCTTACCCGCTCGCCTTTCTGACCGACCAACTGTGGGTTGCTGAGGTTACGCAAAATCTGCAGCGCTTTGATGAGCAATCCGGCAGCGGCGACGGGCGGATCTGGGCCACCGAGCTCTCCCGCCCCCTCTGGCAGGCGGTTGTTAAGCTGGTGCCCTGCCAGACAGAGGAGGCGCGTCTGATCGATGCACGGCTGCGGGCGCTGCAGGGCTCGCAGGAAAGCTTTCTCTGGGCCGATCCCTCGTATTCCCCGCCTTACGACCCGGGCGATTGGGTGCATCTTCTGGCCGTCAGCGCGGATCGCTCCCATGTCACGCTCACCGGCTTACCACCGCATTACCCGCTCCGTCCCGGGGACCGTTTCTCGATCGAATGGGGGGGCGGCCGGCAGTATCTGGCGGAGATCTCAAATGAGGTCCATGCGTCCAATATTGGTCTGGCCGCGGGGGTGTCCGTTTATCCTTACGTCCCGCTCGGGATCAGTAGCGGGGTTTCGGTCAACCTGCTGCGCCCGGTGATGCGGGCCTTTGTGCCACCGGGCGGTCACACGCCCTACACGGCCCTGCCGGGCGGAATTTCCTCCGGCGGGGCGCTTCAGCTCCTGCAACGGATTTAATCCGGGCCGGAGCGATAAGCTCAGACCGTGTCGATGGTCAGGGGTTTATTTAAGGGCGAAGAAGCGCCTTCCGTTTCTTCTCTGTCCTCGTCGGATTTTTCCCAGAGCAGCAGATCGACCCAGTTCGGATCCCCGCGCCCGGTCAACCGCGCCTTAAATTCCGCAGCGCAGCGCTGTTCGCTTTCCGGCGACAGCTCGCGCATCCTTTCCGTGAGCAGCTGAATATATTCCACCAGCTGGTCGGTGACCCGCGCCTGAAACTCAAGGGCCTTATCTGCGCTGTCAGAACTCGTCCACATGCTCTTACTCCGTTTTGCAGCCCAGCAACCGGACCTCCTGACCGGCTGACAGCCGACAAGGGGGTCCCTCGAATGCATCCTCTTTAGAACTTTTGGGGGAGCGTGACATGCGCTTTTACGATCCGGCCTTTGCGGCCTCTCTGGCGGATGCCCGGGAGGGCGGCATTGCGCCTGCGATGTTTGTCCATTTTGCCGCCCGCGATCGCGAGACCGGCGCGGTGGTGCCGCTCTCGGTCTGGTCGGGCGATGAGGATATCACTCTCACCCTTCAGGCCGCAGACGGCAGCCATGTGTCGCGCACCTATGTCGGCGGCTGCGGGCTGCAGATCGAGGGAATGGTTTACGGCGCGGACCTGAACGACCGGCCTGTCTCGGTCTCGGTTTCGCAGATCGCGCCCTTCGCGCAGCTGCTGGCCCGGGGCTACGATCTGCGGCTGGCGCATTGCGAGATCCATGCCACGACCTGGACGCGCGGCGCGCTGACCTCAGCGCCGCAAATGGAGTGGGTCGGCATTGTCGATGAGGGGCCGATCTCGACGCCCTCTGCCGGGAGCGAAGGCGGGATCTCGATCACAGTGCGCTCTGAGCTCATGGCACAGCTGCTCGCGATCAACCCGGCCCGGAGCTCCGATGAGCACCAGAGGCGGCGATCGATCTCCGATACCTTCTGCCGCTTCTCCGCCACCATCCGAACAAGGTCTGTGCAATGGTACAAAGAGTAAGCCGTCTGCCTGACTGGCGGTCGCGCCTCGCGCTCGAGCTCGACCGCCAGCGCGCCGCGGCCTTCGCCTGGGGGCGGCAGGATTGCGTCCTCGGCCTCGCAGCCGGCGCGGTGAAGGCTATGACCGGCGAAGATCTCGCCCATGCCTGGCGCGGCCAGTACCGCAGCGAGCGGGGCGCTCTGCGAGCTTTGCGCGCGGCAGGCCATAAGAGCCTCGGCGCGGCGCTGGCGGCGCTTCTGCCGGAAATCCACCCGGACCAGGCGGACCTCGGAGATATTGCGCTGATCGCCTCAGACGGGGCGCTCGGCGAAGCGCTGGCGGTCTTTGATGCCTCTGGGCTGATCGCTTTGACGGAGCGCGGCCATGGCCGCATCCCGCGCGAGCGGGCGCTCAGGGCCTTTAAGATCGGATAACTCTCATGCGGATGCTGTTCCTTCTCGCGGTGGCCTTTGGGCTCGCCGCCGATCCCGCACAGGCCGGGCCGGTCGGGGCCGCGTTTGCAGCGATCGGTGCCCTGATCAAGGGCTCAGTGGTTCTCACCGCGCTGGCGCAGCTGGGCGCAAGCCTTGTGCTCTCTGCGATCGCGCGCAAGCTCGGGCCAAAGCCTGAGCAGCAGGGCATCGATGTTAAATTCGATGTGCAGGTGGGCGATGATCTGCCGTTGTCCTTCACAGTCGGGGAATTTGCCACGGCAGGGCGGCGCAAATACATCGGCAGCTGGGGCAAGAACCTGCGCTTCGTAACGGATGTGATCGAGGTCTCGGCCCTGCCGCAGCCCGGTCTCGCGGCGCTCTGGATCGGCGATGAGAAAGCCGTGATCGATACTGGCCGCATCGGCGTGGTCAGCGGTGCCATGGGCAACGTCTCGGACGTGACCGAACAGGCCGCCGGGGCTGCGGTCTCCGGCTACAGCCTCGGCCACCCGGCGCAGATCAGCTCACTTCAGGGTAAGCGCCGGATCTGGGTTCGCTGGGTCGATGGTACGCAGACGACCGCAGACGCCCTGCTGGTCTGGGCCTTTGGCGGCGATGCGCAATACCCGTGGTCAGGTATTGGCACGGGCAAAAGCTACGCCATTGTCACGATGCAATATGACAAAGACGATCTCACCTCGCTGCCGTCGGTCCTGTTCCAGCCCGCGCCTTTGCCGGTTTATGATCCGCGCAAGGACAGCAGCACCGGAGGCTCCGGCCCGCATCGTTGGGGCGACCGCTCCACCTATGAGCCAAGCACCAATGCTGCCGTGATCGCCTATAACGTGGCGCGCGGGATCTATTGGGGTTCCGAGTGGGTCTTTGGCGGGCGCAATCTGCCCGCCTGGCGGCTGCCGCGCGCAGAATGGGTCGCGGCCATGACGGCCTGCGATCGCGCCATTGCGCTGTCAGGCGGCGGCACGGAGCCCGCTTATCGCTGCGGCATGGAGATCTCGGTCGATCGATCCGGCGCGGATGTTCTCGAAACGCTCGGCCGGTCGGCCAACATGCGCTTTGCCGAAGTGGGCGGCCAGCTCAAGCCGCTGGTGGATCTGCCTGCCGCTGCCGTGTTCTCGATTACTGATGGCGATATCCTGATCACGGAGGGGCAAAGCTTCACGCCGTTTTACCCGGTGGCGCAGACCTTCAACGCGCTCTCGGCGAGCTATCCGGAGCCGCGCGAGGGGTGGGCAACCAAAGACGCGCCACAGCGCATCGATGCGGACGCCACGGCGGCGGATGGCGGGCGCTATCTGCCCACCTCTGTCACCTATCCGGCCTGCCCCTGGGGCGCGCAGGTGCAGCGCCTGATGCTCTCGCAGCTCAGCGAGTATCGCCGGATGCGCCAGCATTCCATGACGCTGCCGCCCGATGCCTGGGCGCTCGAGCCGCTGGACATGATCAGCTGGACCTCCGCGCGCAACGGCTATGAAGATAAAAAGTTCATGGTCGAGCAGGTGACAAAGCTGCCGGGGATGAGCCTCACGGTGGCTCTGCGCGAAGTGGACCCGTCCGATTACGACTGGTCGCCTTCGCTCGAGCTGCCGGTTGTGATCACCCCTCCGGTGCGCCCGATCGGCTTTGCGCAAGGGATCGAGGGCTGGACGGTGCAGGCGGTGCTGCTGGCCGGGAATGACGGCAAGGCGCGGCGGCCCGCGATCCGGGTCAGCTGCGGCGCCAATGAGCCGGACGTGAGCGAGATCCGTATCCAGATCGAGCGCAGTGGCGAGGTGCAGTTTGACGTCACCCGGCCTTATGGCGCGCCCCATATCTGGACCATCACCGATGTGGTGCCGGAGGCCACCTACCGGGTGCGCGGCGCGCTGATCTCGGAACGCAGCGTACGCTTTGTCTGGTCGGCCTGGATTACCGTGACCACGCAATCTGCCCCGATCTGGATGGAAGATCTCGATGAGGACATTCTTTCAGAGTTTGAGCGTCTGGCCTCTGAAGGCGGGATTAAGGTGGTCGATGTGCTGCCCCCCGTGGGCACGCATCCCGACGCGCTGGTACTCCTGAGCACCACCAAAAAGATCTGGCGGTGGGATGAGCCCAGCGGGCTCTGGTCCGATCAGGTCACAGTGGCGATCGGCGATGGTCAGGTGCTGGCGCAGCATATCGCGGCAAACAATATCCTCGCCTCGCATATCGCCGCCGGGCAAATCACCGCGGATAAGCTCAACGTTACCCAGCTCTCGGCGGTCAGCGCCACCGTCGGCATTTTGCGCACCGCCAGCAGCGGCCAGCGCCTCGAGATCCACAATGACATGATCCTTGTCTATGACGCCTCCGGGGTTCTCCGGGTGCGGCTGGGCAGGCTGACCTGAACGGAGCGTCCCGGTGTCGTTTGATATCTACGTCAACACCACGGATGGCCTCAAAACCATCGAGCAGGCCTCGCCACTCCTGCGGGTCAATATGTGGCAGTTTCCTCAGTCGCACTGGGGGACGCATTACTTCACCCTTGGAGGCTATGTCGGCAGCGATCTGCTGATGGTGGACTGGGGCGGTTATCCGGGAAACTGGTGGATCAACGGCGCGCTCCCCAATGTCGCCGTGGCACTCTCCAATGGGGAATGGGGCTATATCCGCTTTACCGCTTACCGGAGGGTGGCATGAGCTTTGGCGTCATCACCAGCCCGAGGGGCGGATACCGGATCATCGATTCAGAGATCTCGCAGCACAACACCGACAACGGCTTCTTTTGCTCTGAGGCGGTGGCGGCGGTCTTTGAGACGACCTTTCCGCTGCAGGATCAGATGCCCGGCAGCCCGCAGTTCGGCAACGGGCGCGGCCTGCGCCATATGGCGATGAATGACCCGATCCGCACACATCCTGTCTTCCAGCAGCTCGGGCAGCCCGGCTGGCGGATCTGGATGCCCTGGAATGATACCATTCAGGGCGGCGTGGGGGCCTCGATCTGGGCCACCGCAGGGCTCTGGACCGGCACCCCGGTGCGGTTCTTCATCACCTGCCCGACGCCCTGGAGCCCTTACTCTAACGGGGTGGATTGGGGGCTGCAGGTCAAAACGGCGAGCGGCGCGATTGCCTATGACAGCCGCAAGCCGATCATTCAGGTGCTGCACCTCGCCACCTCGCATCGCTGGGCATGGCCGGTGGACAGCGCCTCTAATGACGTCTGGGTGCCCCCGGAAGCCAACTACGTCAGCCAGAATGAATGCTACGTCGCACGGCTGGCAGGCACCACCGAAGCCGCCTGGGGCGGGCTTTACCGCAAGGGGGCCAGCACCGCCGCCTGGGCCTGCACCTACCGCGAAAGCTACATCGACTGGACCAACACGCCCCCGGACGGGGCTGAGCGCCATGCCTCGCTCTTTGCCCGCATCACCCTCTGAGGATCTCCATGACACTTACAATCGACAGCGTGGCTCCGGCCACGCGGCTGCAGTGTGACTGCTGCAAAGTGACGGCGGCCACCGATCGCGCCGATGGCCGGGTGCCGCCCGACTGGGGCACCGGCCAGCTTTGGGTGGATATTTCACTCTCCGAACAACGTCAGGTTGCTCTGTGCTTCTGCCCGGACTGCTGGCCCACCGTTCTCTCGGGCTCCCTGACACTTCACCCTGACCCCTCTGAGGCCTGACATGAAGTTCCCCTTCTCTCTTCTCGCCTGCGCCCTTCTGGTCGCGGGCTGTATGCCGCTGCCTGCGGATCGCCCGACTGTGCCGCTTCACGTCCTGCGGGAGCCGGTGCCGGATTACTGCGCCGCCGCTGTCACCACCGGCCATCTGGTCGCCAATCCCGGCACCTCGCTGATGGGTGGCTCGCTCAAGTATCGGCGCGAGATGGCGGAGCGTCTCGCCTCGCAGGAGGCACTATGTGCGCGCCAGAAGGCGGGCAGCTTCCCAGTCGCCGCCTCCCCCTGGCCTGCGCATCTGAAGCGCATCTGAATAAGCCCACGGCTTCCCAAACAAAGGACATATCTGATGCGTCAGATCACCATCACGCCGGGGCTGGCGCGGCCCGCGGTGGCTGCCATCGCATTGATCCGCGATGAGCCTTTGCGCGTTCTCATCGGCTCAGGTGCCTCTGCGCCCTATGCGCTGACCATCAGCGCGACAGAGGGCGGCGCGCCTCTGGTCGAGATCCCGGCCAGCGCCGCGCAGATCGACCTTGAGGCCGCCGCCCTGCAGGCGCTCGGAGAGGGCACGGCCTACTTTTACAACATCTGGTCGGGCGCGGTTGCGACGCGGTTTCTGTGCGCGAAGGGCATGCTCACCGTGGTGCCCTCGATCGTACCTACGGGCGCGGATCTCGCCACGGTACTCCTGAACAACTTCGGCCAGCAGGGTGCGCCGCAGCAGCTGATCGTGCTGACCAAAGCGCAGTATGAGGCGATCACCTCGCCAGATCCCGAGATCCTCTACCTGATCCGCGAGGTGGTCTGATGTTCTTCACCGTTGGCCCCTTCGTGATCAGCGCCGTGATGCGCGGCAGCGAGCAGGTCTGGATCTGGACGCCGCGCGCCTTTGCGCCGCGCTTCTGGGCCGGAGGCTTTGACCCACAGTCTTGAGCCCGCCTCCCTCCCATTCTGACACCCACGCCCGCCGGTTTCGCGCGGGCTTCTTGTTGTGAGACACCATGAGCGATCCTTTCAAATCCCACGCGGTCGGCGTGGAAGGCCCCGCGATCGGCGCGCTGGCCGTCACGCCCTCAGACAGCGCAGATCTCGCGCAGGCGGTGCGCGCCGTCACCATCGGCGGCGATGGCGGTACGCTGAGCTTCATCAGCTCACGCGACGGCCAGACCTACACCACGGGAGATCTGCCGCCCGGCACTTACCCGCTCTGCGCGCGGCGCATCCGCGCCAGCGGTACCACGGCCACTGACCTCACGGGGTGGATCTGATGCTCGGGCTAAACCTCGGGCTGACCAGCGTGCTGCGCAACGGGCGCGGTGCGGGCTGGTCCCCCGGCAATCTTATCCCCGGCGGGCAGCCCGGGTTCTGGGCCGATGGCTTTGCGCCGCCCGTGTTCTCGCCGGAGCTCCTGCTGACGATCGGTCAGCCGGGCTTCTGGGCCAATCTTCAGGAGGCACAGCAATGAGGCTGTTTCAGGATGCTGCCGGCACCATCCCGGCTTATGAGGCTGGCCAGCCGGTCGGCAAGGTGACGCGCGCGGCAGGCACGGTTGATGCCTCCCAGGCCACGGCGCTCTCGCGGCCAACGCTGGCGAGGATGCCGAAGGGAGGGCGGCGAAATCTCATCGTTCGCACTCCTGACAAGCCTTGGCAGGCAGGGGGGCAGTGGGCCCCTTCGCAGACGACGGTGACTGACAATAATGGTTCGTGGTCTGTGCTCGAGGTGGCCACCACCAATCAGAAACACCTGTCGTATCCTATCCTTATCAGTGGCTGGGCAACCACCACGCTTGAAATCCGCCTTATCGGACCGGACGCTCGCTCTATCACAGTTGAAGGGCGCAGGGCTGATGGCACATGGATGTCGGCGCGTGTTAATCTGGTTACGGGCGCTATTAGCGGCGCACCAGCAGGCCTCACAATCACGTCGCAGGCGCTCGGAGATGGATGGTGGAAGATTATCCGAACGTTCGATTACGGCGTCGGAAACACCTACTCAAATAACGCACTCGTCCTCAACAGTGGCGGTAGCATCGTCAACTACGAAGGCAATCCGGCAAGCGGGTTCGAGCTGCGCAAATATCAGATCGAACCAGGCGCTGCTCCTACGAACTACCAGTCCGTTATGGGCTCCAATAACATCACGGAGACTGGAGTCCCTGACATTTGGTACCTGTTCAACGATGGCGGCGACAGCCTGCTGGCTCCGCTCTCACCGGGCGTATGGGAAGTGGCGACCGTCGGTCATCTCGGCAAGGTCGATTATACGCCTGTGACCGGCGACGGGGCTGACAAGAATATCCTGTTTGGCGAGCGGGTGGCGGATATCTTTGCGCGGCCCGGAACGCTCACCGATGCGGAGCGGCTGCGGCTCGAGGAATACTGGCAGCAGAGGTATGGGGCCGGGTATCTGACCCCTCCGGGGATGGTGCCGGGCGCGCGCTCCATGTGGCGTAATGCTTTCGGCTCTGAGGGGGTTCTTGCCGCCGGAGACCCTGTCGGCACTCTGATTGTTGATTACCCAAAAAACCTCGGCGCAGAGCTTCGTGGAGGCGCGGCCACTTACACAGTTGGCACTCCGTCCGTAACTCCGCAATACGACCCGGGAACTGGGAATGGCAAAATCGTCCGAGACGCTGCCGAGACTGTTGGGGCGGTACGTCTACCCCCGTTAGAGGTGGGTGCAGAATACGAGATTACCTTTAGCAGCATTACAGGGGGAAACCCCTCCCTGCGTCAATCGTCCGCTACTGGCGGAGTCGCAGCGACTGTTTATGAAGCCCAGTGTCGGGCCGTATTTACCGCCGGTCATACCAACGTCTTCCTGTCGCTCGGTCTGAACGGGCTTGTCATCGATTTCACAGGGATGTCTCTGCGTAAGCTATCGAACCGGGTAGCCTATCAGGGAACGGCTCTCTCCCGCCCGACGCTCGCGCGTTGGCCGAAGGGCGGGCGGCGGAATCTTGTGGTCAATACGACTATCACACCAGACAGTGACTCTCTAGTCACGCCTATCTCAGGGAGGCCGGGGTGGTTCGACTTTTTCGCAGCGGCAGGGATAAACAACGGCCGTGTACGAACAGGTTCGCATGGCCCGGTCCAGGCCGGACAGGTCTACACCGGATCGGCACTCATCGACACGGCCGCGCCGTTCACGCAGTCTGTCCAGCTGTGTGTCGGTATCAATGGCAGCTTTCGGGCAAACGTTCCTTTCACCGTTCCGTTAGCCGGGGCGGCCCCTGTTTTAGGAGCTGCCAGCACTTCGATGGATTACTTCGGCGCGCCAACTGCAACAGTCGAACATGTCTCGGGAACCGTATGGCGTGTGAGCCTCACTACCGCAGTTGTTGCGGAGACCATCTCAGCAATCGTCGTTCAACTCTGGCGCGGTGGTGCTCCTGCATCAAATACCAGCGTGCGGTTTGGCCTGCTGCAGCTTGAAGTCGGCGGCATGGCAACACCGGCGCAACTGGTCGTTTCCGGAAGCGATGTCACGGGAGAAGGCAAGGCGGACATCTGGCACCTATACAACGACGGCGGTGACAGCCTGCCTGCCGTACTTCCCGCAGGCGCGTGGGAGATCGCTTGGGTGACCCCCCTTGGAACGATTGGCTACGCCAGCGTCACCAGTGACGGCACCACCGGCACCGAGCTTCTGCGCGCAGAGCGTATGGCCGATGTGGCCCTCAAGCGGGGCCGCTTCACCTCTTACGAAAAAGCTCAGCTCGAAACCCAATGGGGGAAATACAAGCCATGATCCCGGTCACGATTGCCGTCCCGGTCGCGCTCATCAGCGCGGCCAATCAACTCGCCCGCGTCATTGGCTACAGTGAAGCGGACGGGGACACCTTCACCCTCGCCCCGGTGATCGACGGCTACGCCGTGGCCGCGGGGCTGGTGCAGCCGGAGTTTGTCTCCGATGCCTTCCAACCGCTCATCGAACCGGAGTGGGGTGCGGATATGGACGCCGCCGCAGAGGCGCAGGCGGAGGTGGTTCTGATCGAGCCGCCGGCTGCTGATGATCCGCCGCCGGAGATCCCTGAAGGCAAGATCCTCGCGGTGGTCGGGCTCGATCCCCCGGCAGCCCGGGCGCTGCTCGGGCTGGGTGAGCTGCCCGCTCCGATCGAGCTGGACCCGGAAGCGTAACAGGAGGCCCGCCACTGCGCGGGCCTTTTCCTTTTCAGCCCGCTGGTGCGCAGGAGCCGCCCTTGGAAGATCTCGTCAAAACCTACTGGCCGCAGTTCATCGCCCTGGTGGCCTTCGTCGCATGGCTGAAGCGTCTCGAAAGCATGGTGAAGGGCCATGCAGAGGTGATCAGTGAACTCCGGCGCGAGCAGGCGGAAATCAATCGCCGCGCGCAGGATCAGGCCATCACCCTGGCTGCGATCAAGGAAAGCCTCAGCGCGATCAAGATCACTCTCGATCGGCTTTATGAGCGCATGGACCGGAGCAAGTAATCCGCCGTCCTCAGACCTGACCCGCCCCGCCTCGCGCGGGGCTTTTTCATTGGGGCACACATGCTCAATCACAATCTCGGCCACACGCGGCTGATCCGGGAGACTTGCGAGGCCCATGGCCTCACGATCCCTGAGACTGCCTATGTGCTGGCGTCCGCGCATTGGGAAACCAACGCGACCATGCTGCCGGTGAAAGAGGGCTATTACCTCGGTTCTCGCGCGGAGAGCTTCCGGCGCAGCCTGCGCTATTACCCGTGGTATGGGCGCGGGTTTTCTCAGCTCACTTGGGAGAGCAACTACCTGCGCGCCAGCACGGCGCTGAAAGTGGATCTGATCGCCAATCCGGATCTGGCACTTGATCCGGTGATCGCCGCACAGGTGCTGGTGCTCGGCTCGAAAGAGGGCTGGTTCACCGGGAAGAAGCTCGCCGACTACATCCGCCCGGGCCGCACCGATTACCTGGGCGCGCGGCGCATCATCAACGGCACCGACAAGGCGGCTGCGATCGCGGATCTCGCGCTGGCCTATGAATACGATCTGACCCCTGCCCCGGCCTACCCTGCCCTGCGCCGTGGCGCGCGCGGCAAGGCGGTCACCGAGGCGCAGATCCACCTCACCGCGCAGGGCTATGACCCCGGCCTGCCCGACGGGGTTTTCGGAGCTCGCACAGAGGCCGCGGTGCGGGCCTTCCAGCGCTCCGCCGGCCTCACCCCTGACGCCATCATCGGCCCCCTGACATGGGCGGCCCTCATCCCGGAAATGGAGACCTGAACATGCGACCGATCTTTATCGGGCGGACCCGTAGCTTCTGGCTCGGCATCCTCCCTGCCCTGCTCATTGTCCTCGATGTGGCCACATGGCTCGCGGCGGCCGTTTTTTCAGATCCTCAGCTGGTGCCGCCGGTCGCCACGCTGGCGGGCTGGATGCTCGGCCTCGATGTCATGGTGATCGAGGGCTGGATGCTGCGCATGTCGCCGCTCTTCGCCCTCATCATCGCGCAGCAGCGCGCGGGCTCTGCGCGGCCCTATACGCTCAATCCACGGGCTAAGTGATGCGAGAGCTACTCGCACCTGTCTGGCCGTGGCTCGCGGCTGTAGGAGCCGTTCTGGCGGCGGCAAGCGGCATTCATCGCGCGGGGCGTAGCTCCGGCATCTCGGACACCACTCAAAAGCAGAAGGAAGAGGACCATGCGCGGGCGCGCCAAATTGAAGAGGCTGCGACCCGTGCGCGGCTTGATGCTGGGGGCCGTGATGCTATCAGCGTCCTGCACGATGCAGGGCGGCTCCGAGACTGAGCGCTCGATCTGCCGGGAGCTCCGGGCGGATCTGCCCAGCTACTCGCGGCAGGACACGGCGCAGACGCTCGAGGAAGCCGCGCGGTTTCAGCTGGTCTTTTCGGGTGTGTGCGGATGATGAGCGTAGTTTCAGAGTCCGTGGGTTGATATCAGCTCTACACCCTGACAGGTTTAACGCGAACCTTTTCCTTGGTAAGCTGAGGTTCACACCGGTCAGTTCCTCCATTTAACTGGCCTCCTCCCAGCCCGCCCCTGCCCTCACGGGTGGGGGCGGGCTTTGTCGTTTCAGGGGATGAGGCTGAGTTGAAGGCTGAGCCGGCCAGTTGAGGGATCGAGTAGATTTGGGGTGACACATGTGATGTCCCCATAAATCTTATTCTTTTGTTCTAAGTTCTTATTCATCAGATATAAGGCGTTGTTTTAGCTTCATAAAATGCGCTTATCCGTAGTTTTTGCTGTCTCTATCCGTAGTTTTTGGCGTCTCTATCCGTATGTCTTGCTGTCTCTATCCGTAGTTTTGGGAGTCTTCATTTCCAGTGGCGACCGAACCGAACACCCCAAAAACTACGGATAAGCGAAATTGCTTGTCGTGAGGTTGCGTCCGTATAAAAGTCAGCCTGAAATAGATACGGATAAGTCATGAGCACCCCAAAAACTACGGATAGCCAGTCTCTTCTTGAGCTGCGCCCGCTGGACGGGGAGATGCTCAAGGCAGCTGAGCTGATCGAGGTTGAGCAGGTCGCTGGGCGCCCATTAAGCCTCTATGCGCGGAGGGTTTACAATATCCTCCTGCACAATGCTCATGGCCCAGACATGGCCGAGCCTGGGCGCGAATTTTCGATCCCCACAGCCTCGCTAAAGTTCTCGCACAAGTCGATCGAGCGGCTCGATGCGGCTGTTCTGAGCCTGATGCAGACCGTGATCAGCATCCAGCACAGTGACGGATCTCGGGAACGGGCAAACCTCATCGGCTGGACGAGCCTTGATGATCAGAGTCGGGAGCGCGGGGTGCTGCGGTATTCCTTTCACCCCAAGCTTGCGCGAATGCTGCAGGACAGTCGGATCTTCGCGCGGCTTCGTCTGGACGTGGTGCATGCGGTGTCGAGCAAGTACGCCTTGGCGCTCTATGAGCTGATCGCGAAGCGCGCGCGGCTGTCCTACGTCCACAGTGAGGTCTTCGAAGTGGACCGCCTGCGGGACCTGCTGGGCGTCGAAGAAGGCAAGCTCAGCACATACTCCAATTTCCTCAAAGCCGCCCTGCAGCCTGCCGTGGATGAGGTGAATCGCTTTGCCGAATTCGGTGTCGCCTTCGAGCCGGTGAACCGTGGGCGCAAGGTCGTGGCTGTCCGCATTGCTTGGGCAATGAAAGATGTGGAAGGCCAGAAGCGAGCTTACGCGGCCCTCCGTGGCGAGGCTGAGGTGATCGGGGACTGAAGTGCAGAATCGCAAATCAGCACACGTGCAAGTGTGCACAAATGCAAAGGGGCAGATATGCAGGTGATCGCAATTGCAATGCAGAAAGGCGGGGTGGGTAAAAGCACACTCGCCCGATCACTCGCTGCAGCAGCATCGGCTGAGGGCCAAAGCGTCCTGCTCATCGATATGGATGCGCAGCAGAGCGTGAGCCAATGGGCAGAGCGCCGGGAGGCCGATACGCCTGCCGTGCTGTTTGCGACCGAGAATGAGCTTCCCAAGCGGCTGGCCGCAGCGCGTGAGGCTGGCGCTGATCTGGTGATCATCGACACGCCCCCTGCCCGCTCGACGGAAGCGCCGGCAGCGGTCGAGGCCGCGTCCCTGGTGTTGATCCCCACGACCCCGGACATTGAGCCGCTGGAACAGATGCCCCGGACCCTACGCCTCTGCCGTGGCTTCGGCGTGCCGGTCTTTGCAGTGATCAACATGGCGAACCCGACCGGACCGGGCGAGGTCGCCCAGACCCGCGAAGTTATCACCACGCTCGGAGCAAGCGCTGCCCCTGTGGTCCTGCATCGCCGCAAGGCTCACCGTGACGCCAGTGCCTCCGGCCTCACCGCGCAGGAAATGGACCCAAGCGGCAAGGCAGCTGGTGAAATTGTGCAACTGTGGGATTGGGTTAAAGTGCAATTGTGCACAAGTGCTGAGGTGCAAAAATGAAAAAGGGCAACTCACTGCTCGCAGCCATGGGGGTCGCAGCAAAAGCGGCCGAGCCGGAGGTTGAGGGGAAGCCGGAGCCTGTCGCGGTCAAAGCGCCCCCGGCGAAAGGCCGTGCCGGACAGAAGCACCTCGGCGCATATTTTGAGAAGGGTGACCCGATCCTTGAGCGCGTGGCCATCCTGCGGGCGCGTCTGGACATGACCAACTCGGAACTGATTGAGCACGCGCTGAATGAACTATGGGCGCGGCATGAGGCGGGCAGAGCCTTCGGGGATTGAACACAGTTGCACACTAACAGATGTGCCATTGTGCACACGTGCAAATGTAATGCTGGCCAGTCGCGCGTGTGCATCTGGCCTGCTGTGGTTAACAGCTGCACGGCGTGCGGCACACTGGCAGCTGGCGAAGTATGGCCCATCGAGGCCCGAGGACGAGAGGCGCTGCCAGAGATACGGTTATCGAGTTACCGATGAGGGAAGGGATGGACACCCGGCTCAAGCCAGCACTTGCCCATAATGGCTGATTTATTCTTGAGATTGCCGAAAAAGATAAAAAAGGTTGGGCTCGGAGATGATATACAAGTCACCATCTGAGCTCAAAGCAACGCCTTCTGCTTGAGGCACATTATCTGAAAGCCCTGAGTAACCGCTCCACAATGGCAAGAAACCTACGGGGGTACCGTCTGGCGCAAACTCAAATACTGCGGAGGTTAGGTCACTTAGCAGGATGATGTTGCCTGTCTGCTCAGACACGGTTAGCGAAGACAGGTCCATGAGCGAGCCTTTGACTAAAAGCTTTGGGCCCCATGAGGTAACGCTAATGCGTGGCCCTGTTACGAGCGCATCGGTATCCAACCCACTGATCTTGGTAATCCTGAGAGGCCACATTTCCTGTCCCACCCAGAGAGAATTTGAGGCACCATGCCAAGATAGGGCCTCAAATCCCATGTTCTTAAAGGGGCTTCTCTCGAGCTTCAGGAATGGGGAGTCTTTTACGTCTACCTGTGTCGTGTCTGGAGTTATGTTTACCCAGTGTAACGCGTTCTCCGCCTCGTCGACGAGGATGAAACGTGAAGCATCGACATGCGTTATACCTTCGAGATCTCTGAGCCCGACTACCGGAATGCGGCGGATCAGCACTCCAGTGGTGGTGAATTCAATAATTTCAGGCGGACGGTTGATGGTTGAAAGCAGCGTCCCCGTTTCCAAGCTGAATGTCAGGCCGGAAAGATTGGCCTTTACGTCTCCTATGGTGACCGGTGGAGCAGATAATGTGTAGGTCTCCAACCCCAATCGAGGATGATCAGACCCATTATCACTTAACTTTAGAACCAAAAGGTGAACCGCTAGATGTCCAATTCCGGTCGCCCAAAAGGCAACAAACGCAGCAAGAAACGCCAATATCCATAGAATGCGAAAAACGGCCATGAGGCGCCCCGGAACGGTTGTTGTTGTACCGGACACGCCTGGTAAACTGGAAACAGTACTATGTCATCGTGACATAAGTGTCACCAGCTATGGAAATTCTTGTAGGATTATTCTCCTTTGACCCATAGCAAGAAGTGTTTACGGGATAGACGACTGATAATGGAAGAGCGCGTCTTTCAGAACGCGCTCTCAAACATTCAAAAATTCTCAAGGTAGATACGAAACTTTTATTTCTTCGCGACATCCCTAAGGAAATTTCGAATTTCATCCGCGTAAAAATTCGCCATTCCGATGGTATTATGGCCGCGAGTGTTTTCACTTTGCGGGATAATTGCCTCTCGGCCCGAAGGAATCATCTCCATTGCTTTTTGAGATGCTCCTGTCTCCGTTGGATTGCGCTCATCATCCTCAGCGTTGATGAGAAGGAGTGGAGCCTTGATGCTGCCAAGAAGAGGAGTCGGATTGTAAGATGCGGATGACTCCCACGCGTAAATATAGTCGTTAGCATCGGTTGAAAGGGGTGCGGCCAGTCTGGCGTTAATCATCTGATCTGCAGCCTCCCTGGTGGGAGCAAGCTTTTGGTAGGCAATGGTCCCGCCATTGGTTGCCGTTGAATAGAACACGTTCGCGAGTTTCATTCCTTTGGGCTGCTCAGTGTAGTCGCCGCCGTTGTAGGTAGGATCCTGCCGTACGGATTCGATAAGGAGACGCCGGAGCATCCAGTTACGCGCCGACATTTCAATAGGCTGCGCCCCGACGGGCACAAGGGCGTCCATATAATCAGGGTACTTTCCGCCCCATTGGAAGGTATGCATCCCACCCATCGATATCCCGAGAATCAGATGAACCCTATCAAGCCCCAAGCCTTCTGTGAGTAAACGGTACTGGCCGTCGACCATGTCTTCAGAAGTATATTTCGGGAATTTCGCCTTTAGCCCATCTGATGGCTTGGACGACCCGCCATGGCCTATCGAATCCGGGAAGATGAGGAAATATTTTTCTGCATCGAGAGGTTTGCCTTCGGCAAACAGCTCATCAGAGAATGACTTCAAATTCAGGAGGGTGGCACCTGTCTGGTTGGTCCCGTGAAGGATGACAACGGGTTCCCCGTCAGGGTTTCCCATCGTTCTATAGTGCAGCTTGACTTCGGGCAGAGTCTCCCCGGACTGAAACTGGAAGTCTTTCACAACATACGTTGCTTCTCTGGCCTCACGGTAGCTTTCAGATGCAGATGCTGTGAAAGCTAAGCACATCAAAACGCCTGTGATCATTGAATATTTCAAAGTTTTTCCTCCCTGTTGACCTAGTTAGTGGCCGTCAAGAAGGATAAGCGACCACGGTTTTGCGCAGCCAGTATATCTGGCCCTCCTAGCCCAAATTCACATTGAAGAATTTGGATGAGAGCCCGAAGCAAAGCCGAGATATCCGATAAGGTAATCATTTCGCCTGCCGCTGAATGGCAGGGCCCCCTTATGTTTTGTTCTTAAAGCTGAGCAGTGCCGCCGCAGTGAGGTCCGGTCAAATGAGGGCCAATACAGGTCCCATCTCCGCGACGCCACGGTGGCTTAGCGGGCACAAGGATCCTCCTCAGCGGAAGAACCCACCGAGTGGCCTGAACGCGCTCCCAGAACGTTGCAACACTGATCTTCAGGCAATCAACCAAAGCGCTCCTGCGCCCATGAGGCTGAACAATCCCGAAAGCCCCAGAACGCGCAGGCAAAGTCCGAAGAACGAGACGTCGTAACGGTCGAAGAAACGTATACGCATCGATACGTCGCCCCCAAATATACCAGCCAGATCGCGCATGGACGACGGGCGGGTCAGCAAGGCAGAGATAATCGTACCTTCGTATGCACAGGATTGTGCGCAACCTACCAGAGCACCGGGGTGCGCTCTTGGCAGGAGTAGAATAACTTAACAATAGCGTTGTTTAAATTCGGGGGAATCCCGTAAGACAAAGTCCGCTTACAGTAGAAAGCTGCTGTGAGATTTACATCCGATAACACAATATTATCGGTCAGCATTTTTAACGGGAGGATAATGCTTGAATACGCATTTTTCTGATTGTCATGTTTGCGAGGCAGCTTGTTTTCTCATGCGGATCGCCTAGCCAGCCCGGAAGGCTGGCCAGTACGAGAGGCATCGGAGAGGATAGCTACTGAGCAGCAATACTCTGACTGATTTGAGATTCTTCGATTTCGGACTGCTTACGTTTCTTGACGCCACTTTTACGGTCACGTTTCGAAACAGGTTTTTGCACACCAAAGTGTTCTGAAGCCGTAGTGAGGTCCATACTGAGCAGATGTGAAGCGCCGAGCTCAATAGGTTCCTCTGGTACTATCGGGTCGAATAACCCGGCCGACATAACTGCGCCGGCTACAGCGCGCGCAAGGGGGGGAGGGACGGAGTTACCGATTTGCCGAGCCCCGTGCCATTTGGTCTTGTTGAGCCGGAACCAATCTGGGAAGCCGTGAAGCCGGGCCATTTCTCGTACCGTGACGCAGCGGTTTGCTGCATAATGAATCGGCCGGGGGCTGGTGAATGCTCCCCTTGCTCCATCGGTCCCAGCTCTCAGAGTGTTGCTAAGTCGCTCTCGATGTAGCTTGAAGAGCCGTGAAATGGGCTCCACTGTACCAGGCGGAGTTACAGAGAAGCGACGACGCGATATTTCCGAATGCTCGGTATATGCGCTTGACGTGAGCACACTGGCATCGAAATTTCTGCGATACCCCTTGAACCATCCCTGTCCGTTTTGGCAGCGCAAGATTTCTGCATAACTGGACGGCTCACCCCAAGTGCCAGTTTTGACGCTATCCCCTACCTTGAGGGACGAAAACTTGTCAGGATTAGGAAGGTCTCCTAGTGCGTCTTCGCATGAAGGGCCAATCGGTAGTTCATCTGACGGCGCTGCATCTGCAGGGACGCAGGTGGGTAACGGGTAGCTGGGAAGAGGCAAGCCTTTCTGCGCCCCTAAGAGGAAAAGGCGTTCTCTATGCTGGGGAACATTGAAATCTGCAGCATCTAGTACGCGCCAAGGCAGACGGATTTCGTAGCCCGCTTCATCAAATAGCTGAACCAACTCCTCAAGCATCTGGCGATGCTTGCCGACGGTCAGGCCTTTGACGTTTTCGAGTACGATGTAAGAGGCGCCGAGCTCTTTGGAGATACGAACGAAGTCTTTCAGCAGAGAGTTTCTCGGGTCGTCAAGCTGACGCTTCCCCATCATTGAAAAGCCTTGGCACGGCGGTCCACCAAAGACGAGATCAACCTTCTGATCTCCTAACTTCGCAGCGTCGCGGATCGCTTGGCCTGTGACATCGGAGACGGATGCGCAGATGACCGCACAGTTCGGAAAGTTGAACTCATGCGTCGCTGCGTGAACAGGGTCGATTTCAACAGCCGCGACGACGTCGAAGCCAGCCTGTTCGAAGCCGAGGCTCATCCCGCCGGCGCCTGCAAACAGATCTACCGCAACCGGTCGCATGCATCTCTCCTTGATGTTGGATCGTCCCTTTAACCTGAGGTTACAGAACTTGCCACATCAAGTCGATCGAAAAAGCGGGATTGGCGCTGCTACGTCGCAGAGGTAGCGTCTTTTAGGGTGATTCCGGGGGCAAGAATGTCGAGCAAAAAGAGCGGTAACTCTGAAAAAACTGCTGTAATACAGCACTTTGGAGACATGTATCTCCGAGGAGAAATCCCCGACGGTGTCGTTTCCGGCGTGCAGATTGGAGAGGCCATCAAGCAGCTTGGAGTGAAACTGAGCGCGAATAATACTGCAAATTTTCTTAAGGATCTCCTGAGGAAAAATCCTGAGCTGAACTGGCCGAAGTCTCTTCTGCAGCATCGTATCTACGCCCGTCAAGTTTATGGTCAAGGAAGGGTTCTCCAGTTTTTCAAGGCCCCTGAAGGAGTTGATCCATTCAGTGACGAAGATCTGCCCGCAGAATTCCCGGTGAGTAAGGTTTCCTCCCTTGCAATGGACTCACTGGCACGAGGCTTAGGCAGAACAGAGGAAACTTGGCTGACGCAAGTAGTCGTAAATCTACGGCTAATCGATGAACATTTAGCTGTCCACTCGCCAGATGCTGCTGCGATCAAAGATCTCCGCTTTCTTCAAGTAGGCATGAAAACACAGCCAGAAATAGACGCGGTTTTTGTCGCTGAGTATTCCAATTCCAATTCAACTGACCTTGATAATGTCTTCATCACCGTTGAGTTAAAGCAGCGTGGGGAGCGTGTATTGCGAGATCAGATAAGGGAGCAAGTACGAAAGGCATTCGAAGAAACAGCAAAAATTCGTGACCGCGCGATTAATGCAGTGAAGCCGTTGGCTGTGAATATCGTTCGGAGAGAGTTTGAAGGCGCAGAAGAAGATTTAATTGTCATTAGGGAATATGCCACAATATCCAGACTGACATTCGATAAAGTTTATGCGCGATCTATTAGCGCGGAGGCGGTATACAATATGCCGCTCAATATGGTTTCTTGCTCCGCTTATGCTATCAGGCCTCCGATTGGAGCACTAGGCAGCCGGAAACGTGGGAAAAACATACCTGTCTAGAAGATATCTACTACCTGAGCATTTCTAATGCTAAAGCGGGTATTCAACGATGTATAGATTTTAAAACAGAAAAATTGATACCCATGGAAGACTGGCGCGAAGAGGGCATAGAGGCATCTGAGCTACCTGAGGAGGCGTGGGAAAATACGTTTGACGTAGACGGTCCTCAGGAAGTTCAGAATTCGTGGATGCAGAACGCTAGTAAGGCGGAACAGATTGCTGCCATGCGGAACTGGTTCTTTGCCCGCTATGAGGATCCTCGACATAACGTCATCTATATCACCTCTGAGGGTGGATTTATATGGGGAGGGCGTGGGCCACACTCCGCAGAAAACGTGCTAACCCATCGATTTGGAGGGTTGGCTGACAATGAAGTGTTAGATCATACAATTGCCGTCCTTGATGATGAATGTCAGGAGTGGGCGACTGTTCTTGAAAGAGTAGATCCTGAAGAATACGAAACGCCATTTGAAGATGAAAACTTAATAGAAATCTTAGAACGGTATTCATCTAGAATTGCGGATCTTCGTGAAGCCTTAGAGCTGAAAGGTCATGCAAAAACCAGAAAGGTGGCCGCACACCTAATTTACAGCGCCATAATCGGGTGTTTAGAAGCGTATCTATGGGAGGCAGCAGTCTATCTGGTTAGACTAAACCCAAAGCAACCGAGGCGGCTTATTTTGCAGGTCCCTGATTTATCTCAGGCATCTATGACCAGAGGAAAATTTCTAGCAGAATATGATACGCACGAGAAAATTGCTCTAGACTATCTGAATCGCATAGTTTGGCATCGCTGGGATCAAGTAATTCCCGTTCTAAGAGGATTGGGATTAGATAAAGTTCCGTCCTTCAAGGGGATGAAAGATCCATTAAATCTACGTAATCATATCGTGCACAGAAATGGTAGAGATCTGGATGGTAATGATATCAGAATTGGTAAATTAGTTATTGAGGAGCTGATAAATGAAACATCAGTAATCGTGAAAGCTATTCACGGGGAGGCTACCTTGGTTGCCGAGAAGGAAGGTAACTTGGTTTGGTGGTAATCGAGATAGGCTCAATGGGCCGACCTGGACGTCGGGCACGCTACCACTCACGCTCGCCTCAGTGTTGGCTGCGCCAGACAGCGGCCTGCTGCTGCGCATTTACTGCGGAGGTACGTGCAGCAGTGCCAAGTATGCAGGCTATCAATGCCATGACCGCGATTATCCCGGCTATCTGCGCGGCGAGCGTGAGAGTGAGGCGGGCCTCAGTCGCGCAGATGATAGTGGTCGTATGAGCGATGTGCATGGCCACCTCTGTCAAGGAATGATGAGGTGCAAATTATGACCAAATAGGTCATTGTCAAATCAATTTATAACCGAATTGGTCATTATTGAAATTTGAACTTGATATGCATTCCGGCTCAGATCAATGTGAGTTCACATAATGTTCCAGAATCACAGGAAGGCCATGGACTACTGGCAGCACAGCCCACATCTGCATGCCTTAGCTCTTTCGGCGCAGGAAACCGGCCGCAGCTTAGATCACATATTCTTCTCGGCGCTCAGAGCGCGCATCTTCTCTGCAAGGTCGAGAGGCAGGCGATCCCATCGCCCAAGAATGATAAAATCCAGCGTTACACCGAATCTTTCCACCAGTATGGCGGCGACTGTTTCGGTGATGGCGCGCTTGCCGCCTTCAAATCTCGACCAGTAAGTACGCTCGATGTCGAGCAGATCCGCCATCTCAGAAGGTTTCAGGCCCAGAGCTTCGCGCAGAAGCATGAGTCTGTAACCTATTCGTTCGGGTGCCATCTCGTTGAGAGTTGCCTGGGACAGGCGTGATGTTTGCTTTGTTGCCATCCCGGCAGAGTGACGAATGACCATCATGGTCGCAATTTCCATTTTGGGCGGTTGACAAGTGACCGATTTGGTCATTTTAGTGGCCGTATGCAGAAACAGGACGTCACCTCCATTCTTTCCCTCTGGCCGGATCGTCGCGCGCTTCTTGCGGATGCGCGGGCAGAAGATCCGGTACTTGAGCTGGTCGCTGTGCACCGCTGGTTTCAGCGAGGCAGCGTGCCTGCCCGCTTTTGGGCCGCCCTCGTTGAGGGTGCGCACCGGCGTGGTTTCCGTCTGACATCTGATCAGGTGGTGGCCGCACACAGTCAGAGACTTCCTGAGGCTGGACTGACTGTCTCAGAAGCTCAAGGAAACGAGGTTACTCATGGCTGATCCCCGGCTGTCGCTTTCAGCGTCTTTGTCCGCGCTGATCGAGGGGTTCTTTGGTTGCTATGACGCGGCGGCTGAGACCATCAATGCCCGCTGGGGCAGGGGAGCCAGCAAAGGCACCATCAGCAAAAAGGTTACCGGGCAGCTCGACTGGACCGTGGCAGATGTGATTGCGCTGGAGGATGCCTCCGGACGCTTTCCGGTCACCCGCATGCTCGCCCGGCGGCTGGAAAGTGGCAGCAAGCCGGAGAGCTGCCTGTTGCAGCACGCTGGCAGCATTGCCCGTGAAGCCGGGGAAGCTGTGGGGGCACTTCTGGCGGCGTCTCAGTCTGCCGATGCCGGCGACAGGGCGCAGGCCATCAAAGAATTGCATGACGTTGAAACCGCGGTGCGACTTGCCCGCGAAAGGTTGGAAGCAGATGCGGGCTGAGAGCTTTAAAGACGCGGATCTGATCCGTCCCAGCCGTGAGTTGGCACCCTATCACGCTGAGATGAAACTGTATCACGCGGCTGCCGGTGAACTGATCCGGCTCGCCTTTGCGGCACCCGATGGCCTGACCCGTCTGAAGCGGTTTCAGGAAGAGCACCGCGCTCGCGGCTTCATCGACTGGGAGGAACAGATTGACGGTGGTCGGCTGGAAGTTGTCGCGATCCCTTCGGCAGCGATGATCAATCTTATCATTGAGCTGCGCGGCAGCTCTGAAGGCAAAAAGGGGTCGAGCGTATGAGCGCACCCAAACTAATGGCTGTCTCTGGCGCTGCTCTGGAAGAATATCCGATCGAGCGCGACGTGCGTCTCGACAGTCACAGCTTCACCAAATGGCATCACCTGCGCTGGTTGAGCTCAAGGTCATTCAAGCTCAGCACTTGGGAAGTCCAAGGCATGGCGCGCGCGCTGTTCGATCTGTCGCAACTCGAGAGCCCGGTCGGCACCTTGCCGGACAACGATGAAGAGCTGGCTTATATGCTTCGCGTTGATACCCGGCGCATCTCAGAGCTGCGCCGGATGGAATACGGCCCGCTGCGCAACTGGCGGCCCTGCCTGTCTGAGGGGGAGCGCCGGCTGATGCACCCGGTGGTGCTGGCACAGGTGCAGGACGCGCTCGATCGCCGTGAGCTGCATCGCCTGTCGAAAGACGCGCAGGCCACGGTGAAGCGACTGCAGCGTCTGCGCGAGGCGTTGCGCAAGATCGGCGTGAAAGACGCGGCGCTTAACGATGAGGCGCTGATCCAGAGGATTGATGCGCATCTGTCAGAGCATTGCCGTGGCTTCCGCACGGTCGCGGCGATTACCGCTGCTCTGCAGGTCGCTATGCAGCAGCGCTGGCTTGATCGGTCTGACCTGAGCGGCTGATTTGTCCGAAAGTGTCTGAAAGTGTCCTCAGGACACATTTGGACAGTCTCAGGACAGATCAGGGACAGTCTTGCCCAGATTTGGACAGTCCTGCGTAGAGAAGAAGAGACAAGAAAAGATAAGACCTTCGCCCAAATTGGCGCTGCCTGTGGATAATTTTCAGGCCGGGTCATGCTGAGAAGATCAGGGAGTTGCCATGAGCACTGAGACTGACACCACCCATGACACAACAGGCAGGGAAGCTGTTCGGGAGCTGGTGCTGCGTCCTCTGGCGGCCAGCGGACTGCAGCGCAGTAAGGGGCTGACGGAGGCAGAGCATGAGGCTGTGCTAAAGCGGCTGGCCGATTACCTGAGCTATCTGTCGCGCCCCTCGCTCGAGGCGCTTGCCGATCAGATCCTCGAGGTGGCGGCAGGGCCAAAGCGGAATCTCTGGCCCAGTGAGCTGCTGGTCCGGCAGATGGCGGAAGCGCTCGAGCGCCGGCCGTTTTCTGAGAAGCCGATCGTGCGCAGTTGGCTGGCCTCGGTCGAGGGTCCGCGCGCGGAAGTGGCGGGCTATCTGGTTCAGCTCTATCGCCACCTGCGCCAGCATCAGCGCCCGGTTCTGCCCTATGATCTGCGGCAGGTGCAGCAGCAGGCGACAGAGGATCGCCGCCGCCGCCGGATGATTGAGGAACGGTTGCGGGTTGAGCAGGCCAGTGACGAAGAGCGCCGCTGGCTAACCAGTCTGATTGAGGATGAGGCGCTGGCCCGCGAGATCGTGGCCAGGGGCCGTGTGGCGCGGGAGCGCAAAGCAGGGGAAGTTGCGGCATGAGTGAGGCGGTAGAGTTTCAGGACATTGAACGCTGGTTCTATGAGGAAGGCGAGGCTGCGGCGCTCTCGCAGTTGGTGCGCGTCACGCTGCGCCGGATGCGCGAAGAGGCCGCAGCCTTTCTCGATGCGGGCATTGCCTGGCTTGAGGGCGAGCAGGCCCGGCAGCTCCAGCGCAACGCGGAAGCAGAACGCCTGCGCCGAATGCTCGATCAGGCCACGCCGCCGGAGGGGATGCAGGCCGCGCCCGTGGCCCCGGCGCGTGGAATCATGCAGCGGATCAATGACTCGGCAGGCCCCTATTGGCGCGGCGCGGATCAGCTCTCGGTGATGTGCCGTCAGGCGCGGGCGCGGCACAAAGGAGATGCGCCCTTTGTGGCACCCTTCACGCCGGGGCAGATCGCTATGGCGCGGCACTACCAGACGCTGGTCGAGCAGCACGACAGTGCGGGCATGAAATGCGCCTCCGTGGAAGCGCGCGGCGGTGGCGGTGGTGGCAGCGGGCAGGGCGGTTTCATTGAAGCTTTGCTGCGTGACCGTGAGGAAATTCGTGCGCTCCATCAGCGGATCGGTAGTAGCTTCGCTCTGCCGGTCGTGCGGGGGACAGGTAAGCGCCGCCCCATCACAGTGCGCGCTCTGATCGATGCTGTCTGCCTCGCAGAACAGGATCTGACATCGGTTCTGCGGGCACATGGCTGGGAGAAAAAGACAACCAACCTTGCGAAGCTGCGGCTTGCCCTGAGCGAGGCGTTGGACCGCATGCAGGGCTATCCGACGAAATCCGAAAAAAGGGGATTGACGACTTAGGTCACTCGCGATTACCAAATTGGTCATCATCCACAACTACGCCCGCAGGTCAGATTGACTGTGCGGGCGTCGTCATTTCAGCCTGGAGAAGCTCAGGCAGCTTCAGGCGCGAATTTCGGATAGAAGGCTTGGCGGATATATTCTTCGCCGGTCTGCAGGTTAAAGAAACTGCTGCCGTGGAGTCGCATCACTTCCTCCCCGTTGCCCAAAACATAGCGGGTCTTTGGGGGCAGGGTGGGCGCGCCCATCTCGCGCTGACGCTGCTCAATTACAGAGATCCTGTCACCTTTCTCCGTTTGGCAGGCCATAACGGAGATAGTCTTCCATTCTGTTCCCACGATCATCACCTTCGATTGGTTGCTCAGGATACGCGCTCGATCGGAGCGCATATATTCTTAAATGTTAACAATGAATTAACGGTTCCAAAAGGCAGACAGTGTTCAAGGTTATTTGATCCTTGATCGGGTCAGCGGATTATCACTCACCGCGCTGTCGATCTTTTATCCCGACCAACCTGGAGCGATCACCCGATGAGCTATGATCGCCCGCTGAAGCTTTGTGCTGCCCGCAACTGTGATGAGATCGCGGAGCCCGGCGAGCCGCATTGCCTCGAGCATCTGGAAGAGCGCCGCGCGGCCAGCAATGCCCGCAAGGCGCAGGCCAAGCTCACGGCGGTGGCCCGCGCGGGCGCTGAGCTTTACCGCACCACGCGCTGGCAACGGCTGCGCCTGATCCACCTCGCAGCTCACCCGCTCTGTGCGGACTGTGGCTCGGTCGGTCTGGTGACAGCGGCCACGGATGTGGACCACATCAAGCCGCATCGCGGTGACCCGGTCCTCTTCTGGGCGCGGAGCAACTGGCAGAGCCTTTGCCACCCCTGCCACAGCCGCAAGACGGCGCGCGAGGTCTGGCACGGCGGCGCGGATCAGGCCTGCCCCCCGGGGTGGTCGAAAAATTGAGGCCCGATCATCGGGACCGGCGGGGAGAGCTTCCTTTATGCCTCTGCCAATTTAGGAAAAAAAGCCCACTCTCAATGAGTTAAGGAGTGACTGCCATGCGAGGTGCCAAGCCGTCGCTCAATAACGTGGTGCCGATGAAGGGCGATGCGGTGCGCCGCGCGCCCGATCCGCCCGACCATCTGCAGCCAGAGGACCGTGATGTCTGGCTGCGGCTGGCTCCGGTCCTCATCAATAAGGGCCGCCTCGAGCCGGAGTATGAAGACAGCTTCGCCAACTTCTGCCTCATGGCAGGGCAGGTGGTCCGCTCTGCCAGCGACATCGCAATCATGGGCACCTATTACGAAGCGCAGACGCGAAACGGAAAACAGGAAAAGCATCGCGCGGCCTGGACCCAGCTTAAAGATGCAATCATGCTGATGAACCAGATGAGCGCGCGGTTCGGCCTCTCGCCGGTCGATGATGCCCGCCTCAAAGGCGGCGCGCAGGGTGACCTCTTCAAAGATCTGCTCGGAGCGCTCGATGGAACCGATTGACCATCCCGTCTCGCGCTATGCGCTGGACGTGATCGAGGGGCGCGAAGTCGCGGGCGAGCTGGTGAAGCTCGCCTGCCAGCGCCACCTCACGGATCTCGAGACCGCCGCCGATCGCGGCTTTTTCTTTGACTGCAAGGCCGCCAGCCGGGTGCTGAACTTCGCCAGGCTGATCCAGCACACAACCGGCCCGATGGGCGGCAAACCTCTGGCCCTCGAGCCGTGGCAGGCCTTCCGCCATGGCAGCGTCTTTGGCTGGAAGCGGACAGAGGACGGGCTGCGCCGGTTCCGCGCGACCTATCATCAGGTGGCCAAGAAAAACGGCAAGACCACCGACACCGCGGTGCCGATGCTCTTCACCTCGCTCTTTGACCGGGAGGCTGCGCCGCAGGGCTATTGCACCGCGACCACCCGCGACCAGGCGGGGCTTTTGTTCGGCGAGCTGCGCCGGATGGTGAAAGCCTCGCCCGCGCTGAGCCAGCTTCTCAACACGGCCAACAAACACGAGATCACCTCCGGCCACACGGGCGGGCTGATCAAATGCCTCTCGCGCGACGGCAACAGCGCCGACGGCATCAACCCGCATTTTGTGGCCCGCGATGAGGTTCACCGCTGGACCGACCGCGAGCTCGCGGAGGTGGTGGTCAACTCGATGATCGCCCGCGCGCAGCCGATCGACTGGGCGATCACCACGGCGGGCGCGGACACCGCCTCGATCTGCGGCGAGATCCGCGAGCACTCGGAGAACGTGCTGCGCGGCTCGGTCACCGATGATCGCTTCTTTGCCTATGTCGCGGAGCCGCCGCACGACTGCGATATCAACGACCCGCGCGTCTGGAAGATGGCCAATCCCAATCTGGGCGTGGCCTTCAAAGAGGAGGACTTCCGGGCCAAGCTCGATGAGGCGCTCGCCATCGCCGGGCGCATGCCGAACTTCCGGCGGCTTCACCTGAACCTCTGGACGGAAGGCGCGCAGTCCTGGATCGAGCGCAGCGTCTGGGATCTCGGGGCCACGCCATTTGACCCGGCGATGCTTTACGGGCGCAAAGCCTGGGTCGGGCTGGATCTTTCAAAAACCACCGACCTGACCTCGATCGTGGTGGCCATTCCCTATGAGGGGCAGATCTTCCTCATCTGCTACACCTTCCTGCCTTCCGGCCCGAAGGGCTTTATCCAGCGGGCTCAGAAGGAAAAGCGCGAGTATATCCAGTGGCGCGATCAGGGCTGGCTGGAAGTGCATGGCGGCGGGGTGGTCGATGAATCGGCCATCATCGAGCGGATGGAAATGATCCGCAAAATCTTCGACGTCCAGGAGGTCGCCTATGACCGATGGGGCATGAAGTATATCGCCAAGGAGCTGCTGAAACGCCGCTTCCCACTCATCGAGCACGGGCAGGGCTACGCCTCTATGTCCTCGCCGATGAAGCGCTTTGAGGAAGCGGTGGCAAAGAGCCGGCTGCGCCACAACGGCAACCCGGTGCTCGGCTGGGCCGTGGGCAACGTCCACCGCGATGAGGACGCCGCAGAGAACATCAAACCGAACAAGGCACGATCCAAAGGGCGCATCGATCCGGCGGTCGCCGCGATCATGGCCGTGGGTCGGGCAGAGGCCGCTGAAGGCAAGCGCAAGGCGCGGGAGATTGGAACATGACGCTGCTGAGCAGGATCTTCAAAAGCCCCGGCGCTGCAGCGCCTGCGGTGCGGGCAGAGCCACCGGTTCAGGCTCCCGCCGCCGTGGCGGCCGCCCCGGGCAATGTGCTGGCCGGTGCGGGCTGGCCGGGCGGGATCGGATGGGGCGGGCAAAGCCGGGTGCAGAGCCTGCCGCGCGTCTCGGCCACCGCTGCGCAAAAGCATGCCACGGTGTTCAGCTGCTGCAATGTCATTGCCGGGGATCTCTCCAAGATCCCGCTGAAGGTCTATCAGCGGGGGCCTGACGGGATCGAGGTGCGGCTGCGCGATCACCCGGCTGCCTGGCTGATGAATAACGAAAGCGCCCCCGGGGTGCCTTCCGTCGTGGCCCGCTTTGCGCTGGCCTATACCTTCGCACTGCGCGGCAATGCCTTCGCCTATGCGCCGCGCGACGGGGGCGGCGAGCTCGAGCTGGTGGAAACGCTCAACCCAGATGCGGTGGCGGTCCTGCGCAATGGCCGGGAGCGGTTTTACGATTTCGAGGACGGCGGCGGGGTACAGCGCCGCGCTCCGGCCCGCACCATGGTGCATCTGCGCTATATGGCGCTTGACGGCTGGTCGGGCCGCTCACCGCTCGAGGTGGCCGCAGAGAGCATCGGCGTGGCGCTGGCCGGGCAGGAGGCCGCCGCGCGCAATGCCTCCGGCGCGGTGGTGAAAGCTTACGTCTCGATGGAGGATCAATATGAGAGCGAAGAGGACTACCTGCGCAATCAGCGCCGGGTGCGCGGCGCTCTGAACAACCCCGACGCCAACGGCATTCCCATTCTGGGGATGAATGACAAGATCAACCGCCTCGATCTCAGCGCCGCCGATCAGGAGCTGCTGGCCTCGCGGCGCTTTGATCGCGAGCAGATCGCCAGCGTCTACCGGGTGCCGCCGACCAAGCTGCAGATCCTCGAATTCGGGGTGAAGGCCAATGCAGAGCAGGCGGCGATCGACTATCTGACCGATTGCCTGCTGCACTGGGGCAAGCAGCTCGAGGATCAATACGCTCTCTCGCTTCTGACCGAAGCAGAGCGGCGCGCCGGGATCTTCTTCCGGCACGACTTCGACACCCTTCTGCGCCCGACGACAAAGGAGCGCTATGAGGCCTGGGCGAAAGCCGTGGGTGGCCCCTTCCTCACGCCCAATGAGGCGCGGCGCAAAGAGGGCTACGACGACGCCCCGGATGGGGACCGGATCTATCCGCCCCCGAACATGACCCGCGACAGCAACGAAAAGGAAAAGCGCGATGCGTAACTCGGTCCTGTCAATTCTGGCCGGTGCGCCCGCCGCCGTGGCCACTGACCTCGCGCGGGATCTGCTCGCGCTCTCGCTGCCAGCGGCGGCCAGCCCCTCAGAGGGGCAGGTGGCGGCAGTCGCGGTCGAGCGCTTCACCGTGCAGCGCGGCCTCGCCGTCCTGCCGGTGCGCGGGATCCTGACGCCCAACAGCGCCGTGCTCGAGCGCTGGATGGGCTGGAGCACATACTTCGGTCTGATCGAGGCGCTGGCGGAGCTCACCGAGCGCGCGGACGTGGCGGCTATCGCGCTGCCGATCGACAGCCCCGGTGGTCTGGTGATCGGCTGCGAGGGCGCTGCGGCAGCGGTCGCGGCGGCGGCACAGATCAAGCCGGTGCATGCCATCGCCTCGCCCATGGCGGCCTCGGCGGCCTATTGGATCGGCTCGCAGGCCACCACGCTCTCGCTCACCCCCGGCGGCGTGGTCGGCTCGATCGGCGTGGCGGTGCAGGCCTCGAGCGTGGTGGGGCCCGATCAGTCGGGCGAGCAGCGCTATCCGCTGACCTCGACCCATGCCCGGGCCAAATGGCCCGACCCCGGGACCGAAGAGGGCCGCGCAGAGCTGCAGCGCTCGCTCGATGCCTCTGAGGCGGCGTTTCATGCGGCGGTGGCGGCAGGGCGGAAGATCGCCCCCGCTGATCTCGCGGCAAAACTGTCCGTCACCGATGATCCGCGCGACGGTGGCGCGGTCTTCACCGGCAAAGACGCGATCGCGCGGGGCCTCGCCGATTCTGAAGAGAGCCTGAGCGCCTTCTATGCGCGGATGGCTAAAGCCTACGGTGGCGCAGTCCGCCCCGCCGCCAGCGCCGCATGGCGCGCCCGGGCCGCTGCCGCTGCAGCGCTCGCCCGCAGCTGACCTTTCCCCTCAATCCTGCCGGTCGCGGCAGGATCACCTCAGGCCGCGCATGGTGCGCGGCTTTTTCTTTTGGAGCCTTCCATGAACCCCAAGAAACTCGACGATCTGCGCCGCGACCGTAAGGCAGCTGCTGACACCATGCAGACTGCTGCGGATGCCATCGGCACCCTGGAGGCCGCAGGCAAAACCGCTCAGGACGCAGAGCACATCGCTGCTGTCACTGCCTTTGAGGCCGCAGAGGCTGCTTTCAACCAGTCCGACGCAGCGGTGAAGCGCGCAGAGGCCACTGAGCGCGCCCGCGCTGCTGCCGCTGTCGGCGATACCGCCCCCGGCCTCGGCGCTGAGAGCCGCCCGGCGATGCCCACCAACCCGGCGGAGAAGGGCGTCGCGCTCGGCTTCATGGTGCATGCTCTCGCGGCTGCGCGCGGCGATCGCGACAAGGCCGCCAGCTACCTCGAGCGCGAGGGCCACTCGGGCATCTCGGCGGCCCTCTCTGGTGCCACGGAAGCTGCTGGCGGCGTCACCGTTCCCCGCGCCCTCGCCGGTGAGCTGATTGAGCTCTTGCGCGCCCGCGTGGTGGTGCGTCAGGCCGGTGCCCGCACCTTCCCGATGCCTGCAGGTCAAATCCGCCACGCCAAGCAGACGGCAGCAGCAACCGCCAGCTATGCCGCTGAGAACGCCGCGATCACCGCCAGCGAGCCGACATTCGACAAGGTGGATCAGAGCTTTAAAAAGCTCACCGGCCTTGTGCCGATCGGCAACTCGCTGCTGCGCCACTCCGGCCTCGCCATGGCGCAGATGGTGCGCGACGATCTGGTGAAGGTCATGGCGCTGCGCGAAGATCTCGCCTTCATTCGCGGCGACGGCACCAACAATACCCCGAAGGGCATCCGCAACTGGCTGCTGGCGGGCAACTGGGTGGCGGCGCTCAACTCCGGCATCGCGGCCAACGCAACGGCGGCAGAGACCGCGCTGCGCCGCGTGGTCTCGCGGGTGGAAGATGCCAACGTGGCGCTGGTCAATCCGGGCTGGATCATGCGCGCAGGCGCAAAGAACTTCCTCGCCAGCCTGAAGGATGCCAACGGCAATCCGCTCTTCCCCTCGATCGGGGCCAATGGCCAGCTGCTCGGTGCGCCGATCTACACCACCTCGCAGATCGCCAATAACCTCGGCACTGCGGGCGATGAGACGGAGATCTATTTCGGCGAGTTCTCGGAAGCCATGATCGGCGACAGCCAGACCCTGAGCATCGGCGTCTCGACGGAGGCTGCCTTTGTTGATGGCACCGGGGCAACCGTCTCGGCCTTCCAGTCGGATCTCACGCTGATGCGCGCGATCTCGGAGCACGACTTCGCCCTCGAGCACGACGTGGCCTTTGCGGGCTTCAATGCGAAAGGCTGGTCGCTCTGATCGGAGCGCCTGCCACGGGCTGCGGCATGGACCGCAGCCCCTCCCTTCATCTGATTAACCGGAGGTATGCCATGACGCAGAACCGCGTGGCCCTGCTGTTTCTGAGCGCCTGGGGCGCATACAACAAAGGCGATATCGCAGGCTTTGACGCCGATCAGGCGGAGGCGCTCGAGGCGAAAGGGGTGGCGAAGAAAGCCCCGGCGCAGCCCGCCGCACAGCTCGCCTCGCTGACCATCGGGCTCGATGCGGAGGCCTTCCGCAAAAGCGAGGCCTTTGGCGAGATCGCCGCGCAGCTCGAGGCGGCAACGGATGAGCTGAACGCCCGGGAGGCCGCGCTCAATGAGCGGGCCGCAGAGCTGGCCGGTCGCGAATATGACCTCGACCAGCGCGAGGCAGCGATCGCTGCGATCGAGGCGGAGCTCGGCGAAGAGCCGGGCGAGACTGAGGTGGTCGAGCCTGAGGCTGAAGCGGAGCCTGCGCCCGCCCCGGCCAAAGCCTCCGGCCTGCCCAAACAGGGCCGCTGAGCGCGACCATGCGGGTGATCCTCCCGCCGGTCGGCCTCGCCGTCAGCGTCTCAGCGCTGGCGGAGCAGGCCCATATCGATGAGGCGGAGGGGCCGCAGCTCACGGCGCTCATCCTCGCCGCCACTGCCGTTGTCGAGACGGCCACCAATCGCCCGATCCTGAAGCGGACTGTTGAGATCGCTCTGCCCGAAGAGAGCTGGTCAGAGTTCTGGCTGCCGGTCGCGCCGTGTCATGCCCTGGTGGATGCGCCCGGGGCGGTGCTGCTGCGCGGATATGATGAGCCTCGCATCCGGCGCGGAGACTATGGGGGCGACACCATCCGCGCAGAGGTGGGCTATCGGACCGCTGCTGAAGCTCCGCAGCAGCTCCTGCAGGCCATCACCCTGCTGGTGCTGGAATGGCGCGCGGCGGGGATCACGGTGGAAGGGCAGTTTCTGGCCCCTCAGCTCAGCTTTGGTGTGCAGCGGCTGCTCCGGCAGATCCGCTACCGCCGCCCGCAGGAGATGCGCTGATGGCAAAGGCTCTTGACCACCGCATCGAGCTGATCCGCGTCGGGCATCAAAACACCGGAACCGGCATCCGCGAGACGATAACGCCGATCGGATCAGTCTGGGCCTCCCGATCGGACGTCGGGGACGCAGAGCGCGCGGTGGCGGGGACGGTTCAGGGCACGGTGCGCACCGCCTGGCTGGTGCGCTCTTCGCCCCTCACCCGCGAGCTGAAGCCAAAGGACCGGCTGACGTCGCAGGGGCTCACCTTCGAGATCCTCGGGCTGCGCGAGATCGGGCGCGGCAACCTGATCGAGCTCACCACAGAAGCGAGGCTTGACCGATGAAAACCAAAGCGCAGCTGTCGGGCTTTGCGGAGCTCGAGAAAGCTCTGGGCAATCTGCCCGAAGCGGTGGGCAAGCGCATCACCCGCGCGGCGATGAAACAGGCGGCTGAACCCATGGCGGAGGCAGCCCGCGAGCTGGCTCCTGAGAAAACCGGCAAGCTTAAAAAGAGCATCAAGATCGGATCGATGCTCAATGGCCGGCAGCGCAAGATCCGCAAGCGCAGCCTGACGGCGGATGAGAAGAACGCGCTCACCCTCTTCATGGGGCCAAGCTATCTGAAAGGCGATTACGGGCGTCACGGCCATCTGGTCGAGTTCGGCACCCGGCCTCACAAAAACGGCGGGCAGTTTGCGGGCACCGATCACCCGGGCACCGCGCCGCAGCCCTTCATGCGCCCGGCCTT